TGAATATCCAGATAATACTTTTGAAAATTTACTATAGCTATATGTTTTAAATTCATCTCTATTTGGGTCTGCACTACCATATTCCTTTATATCTAACATAGTATCAGGAATACCATAACAATTAATTAATGCTCTTAAACCTCTTTCAGTTCCCTTAGTTTTTAAAAGATAAGGTGCATTATTATATAAACGTTTCCAAACTTCTTTTGTTATGTCTTCTTTAGATGAAGTATTTAAAGAAGCTGTTATTACTGTTGTTGTGTCTGATGTTGTGTAAGGGGCTCCGAAAACATAATTTATTAAATCCTCATTTTCAAATTGATCAAATGATTCTATTCCTAAACTTTTTAAAGCATAGTATACTAAATTTTTAGAAATTCCATACTTTTGTTTATTATTTCTTATTTCTGATATTTCTTTTATATGTGCCCAAATAGGATCAAACATATTGCCCATCATATCATTAAATAACATGTATGGCTCATTTTCTTCTTTATCTCCTATATGACTAGGTACTAACTTAATTAATCTGTTTGGGTTTTGATTATCAAATACAGAAGCAGATAACAATTGGCCCCCATAATTTGTTGTATCATAAGAATTATTACTACCTAGCCAAGTTTTAGCTTCTGAAGATGTTGTATGATATAATAGATATGGTTCCCCTTTATTAGTTTTAGGCCATGTGTAAGGACTACCTGAAGTAAAATATAAAAATCTTTCATAACCATCAAAACTTTCTATTAGTTTTTTCTTTTTACTAGCAATTGAAGCTGTGGCTTGTAAAACAGCAGCTGATTGAGAAGTATCTCCTGTTATAGTATTTATATTATTAAATTGTTTATTATATAATTCTACTAATTTTAATTTATATTCAAAGTTTTTTAATCGTTCAGTTGCACTACCAAAATGTACAAAATTTTCAAAATGTGAAGGAGTTACTTGTTCAAAATCTAATGAAGCTGTGTTTACTGGTCTTACATATCCATAATCTATTTCTGGAATTTCATAATTATTTAATCTACTTATTAGACGTTGATAAGATGATGTAGTGTCTGTTGTTAATATTTCATTATATGATTTAAAAGCTGTTGGTACAGTTTCATTTAATCTTAAATCTATATTAAAATTAGGACCTCTTAAGGGGGTTGAAGTATCTGTAGGTTCTAATTCTCCTAAATCATAGGTAATTTTTATAGGTTCTACTATATCTTCTGCTATTTTTAATTTGTCCCCTTTTTCATAATTATCTGGAAGGGGTTTTAATAATTTTATTAAAACTAAAAATCTATTAGATGTTGTTGTATCTAAATCTATATTAACACCAACAAAATTATTATTATTTCTAAAACTTAAAACAAAATCTTTAAAGAAAGGAGAATTTTGAACACTATTAATAAATCCTCTAGAATTAGCTTGTAAAACACTATTAGATTTAAGACAAGATAATTTTAATTCTGTTCTTGTAGATGAAATTTCATGAATAGTAAAAGGAAAACCTGTTTCGTTAAATATTTTTCTTTTTTGTATATTAATATTTAAATTATATGTTCCTGAAGTATATCCTTTACTTCTTAAAATAGTTAAAGGATCTATATTAATATCACTAGTTAAACCTTGAGAAGAAGTTGTAGATTTATAATTAGTATAATTAGGAATATGTTCTAATATATTACCTCTAAGGTTAGATATAAATATTTCTATATAATCTTCTACCCTACCAAATTTACGTTCTACATTTACTGTAGTTAGATCATTTTTATTAGGGATATCTAATCTAGATATTATATTTTCTTCTAAAGTTTTAGCCATTAGTTAGATTAGTTTGTTCGTTTAATGATTGATTTAAAGAAGTTAAATCGTTATTTAAGCTTAAATTAGCTAACTCAGTTTCTAATTCTATGATTTTATTATTTAACCTATTAATTTCATCATCTTTAGTACTACCAGGTATTCCTATTTTTTCAGTACTATTATCTATTAAAGTTTGATGAGATTCTGTTCCTACATTAGGTATGTCAAAAAATAAAGTTCTATATTGTTCAAAAAATTTACTTATACTAATTTTATCTGGTTCTTTTTTTACTTCTTTAAAAGAACGATCTATTGTATTACTTAATTCTATATTATTAAATACTTGTTTTGTTAATTTCATTATCTTATAACTTTAAAAATATAATCTTCATCAAATATTTGAATACCTTCATTATTATCAGATCTAAACATTAATTTATAATAACGTTCTGGTTGTAATCCCTCTATAAATAAATCAAAATACATACCATTACTATCAGCACTTAATTTAGTATACTCAGTGTCAAAAGGTATTATTACTTCGTCTGTTTCTGCGTCTCTTACACTATAATAACTTGTTGCTGGTAAATATTGTATGTCTAAATAATTTGAAGTTGTTGTAAATGTTCTATCTGGGTATCTTTTTCTAGTTGTAAATCTAAAACGTTGTTTTGATTTTCTTTGAAAAGTAGCTTTATTATTATGTAATTCTAAAAATATATCTCCTCCCGTTAATGTTGTAGCTCCTGATGTAGGGTTATATGATGAATCATCCCATTTGAAACATAGTTTAGGAGGATATATTGTATGGGTGTTTGATGAAAAATATTTTAATTCTCCAAATCCAAAATTATCTTCTTCTACTATTGTTGGTTTTTTTAATAAAAAACCATTATTAATAAGACCTAAAGGATAAGATTCATCTTGATAAAAACTTGCTGAATATTTTTGTATAATAGTAGTTACATCTATATCTAAGTCTAAAGTATTAGGAGCTGCTTGAAAATCTTGTATTCCTTTAAAAGCACTACCTGTATACCATACTCCTCCTCCTGCTTGTGTTGTTAAAGATCCTGTTGCTCCATCACCAAAATTTGAAGTGGGCCAAAGAGAACTTGTATTTGATGTTCTATAAAGCCAAGTTGCACCATTAGCTGATGTAGGTGGAGTAGCTGTATATCTTTCAGTTCCTTCATCCCATGATTGACTTAAAGCATAAGCTTCAATAGTATGATCTGCAGTTAAATTTTTATGTTCAGTAGAAAATAATTGTAAGTTAATTTGACAATTTTCTGTGTTTACTTCTTTTGATGTACCAGTAAATTTCTTTTCTATTACATCTTTTATTTCTGTGTTATTAAATTTAATTATAATTCTAGAAGGATAATAAACATCCCCCGTTGATTTTTTTTCTTCAACCAATTCAAGAATTTCGTCTTTTCCTGCATTCATATCTTTACGATCAGGATGACTGTATAATGTTGTATCTTTTTCAGGGAATATAAAATAATATGCCATATTAGTATTGTGTTATTTTTCCTCTAATGTCGTTATTAGGATATTTTAATTCAAAAATACAAGGGTCCATTGAAGGAAATATTATATTTTCATTAGTAGCTATTTTAAAATCATATTTGTATTGTGAATAACCTAATTCTATACCTGATATATTATCTATTATTATTTTTTGGACTGATTGGACTCCTTTTACATTAGCTATTACATTAATAACTTCGGATATAATAATAGGCTGATTAATTTGCCATCTGTCTATATTAAAATAATCTTGTAATTCAGATATACATTCTAATAATATTCTTTCATTATTTGTATTTTTAAAAGTTGTTATTTCAAAATCAACTTTAAAATTAATTACAAATGCATCTTTTATATTAATTGAATCTGTTAATGGTTTAAATTCATTTAAATAAGTAGCTAAATTTGTTTTTGTAGCTGTATTACATGTTACTAATTTTTTAGCGCTATTAAAGCCTAGTACATATAAATTTGTAGATAAAGCGTTTGGTTGGGTGCTTAAGTTTAAAGAGTTATTTAAATCTGAGTCTTTATTTATATATACTTTTGATATTCTTCCATATCTAGCAGGCATAGCTAAAGTTCTAACCATATAATCTTCTTTAGTTATAACTCTTTGTTGTGCTGCAAAATTTGCTATTGTATTTTGTCTTATGTCTTCTAATGAGTCCCCATTTGTTCCTCCTGATGCTGGTTCTTCATTTGTACATGCTAAAGATTCTTTTATTGTTGAAAGTAAACTTTGATTTAAATTAGGTTTATTTTTTATTGTTAAAGAAGATAAATTAGTAATTGTATTAGTAGCTACATTTGATCTTAAACCTCCTCCTTTTAAATAAGTTACAGTAAGTACTGTGTTTGAAGGAACTTGACCATAAGCTTTAGAATAAAGAAAGTTTGAAGGATCAAAAGCAGAATCTAATTTAGTTCTCCCATCTCTGTTTCCTAAACCAATATTATCTGGATTAGGTAATACTTCTTCATCTACTATATCTCCTGAACCCCCACCAAAAGAAATTTCTAAAACTCCTTCTTCATTAAATCTAGTTGCAAATCTTCTTGGTACTTTTTTTAATTTTAAAAGATAAGGAGTTTCTGTTCTATATTCATATAATGTAGGGGTATTTCCTTGTATGTTTTCTACTTCATCAAATACAGTACTTTGAGCTAAATAAGGTACTTCAGTATATTCATTACCATCTATATCTGTTATTGATTCTATAGAAATTATATTGCTGTCTCTTAAATTTAATGTTAGGAATCTTTCTAATCCGTTTATTTCAAATGTTTGACTTACTCTTTCTGAAGATATAACTTGTGTTGATTTTTTTAATAAATAATATTCTGGATCATTAGCAATATCTACTGAGTATACACTTATATTTGTAGGATCAAAAGATGAAGAATAATTAAAATTTATTGAGTTTAATATATTAAAATTAACTCCCCTATTAGTAGTAAAAGTTGAAGGGACATCTAATTCTAAGGCATAATTAAAATCAGGTGTTTTATTACCTGAACCTCCTTTTGAAGGTAATAATTGAAATACATCTAAAATAGTTGATGACACAGATGTTACTTGAGGTTTATACCCTAATGTATAAGCTAAATGGTATAAGTTTGTTCTTTCTTGAGCTGTGTCTAAGAAAGTTTCTTGTAATTGAGTATCTGTATAATAAGATAAAACATCACCTATATATGCTGCTGTTTCCATAAACATCATACCAGGAGATCCATCACTAAAATCATTAAATGTATTAGGATAATATGTTTGTGCAAAATTTATTAATTGATTTCTAAATGAATTAAAATCTTTATTTAGATAATTAATATCTTTTTGTTGTGTTTTATTTGATATTTTATTATAAGCCATATTATTTTATTTTAATATCCTCCTCCTCCCGAAGATGCTCCTCCTCCCGAAGATATATTACTTGTATTAGATGTAGATATTCCTGTATTTGTTGGATTAGATGTATTAAGATTTAATTGAATTGAGTCATTTTCAGAACTAAAAGTTAGCTGATAAAATATTTTAATAACTACAGTATGGTCATTTTGAGTAGCTGATACTTCATTTAAAATTATTTCAGGTATATGTAAATTAACTTGACTATTTATTTTATTTTCTATAATTTCTAAATCTATTCCTTGTTCAAATAATAAATTTCTTATTCCTACTCCAAAATTAGGTTTAAATAATCTTTCACCTGGTTCTGTAAGTAATACATTTAATAAGTTACTTTTTACTTGTTCTTTAGTAGTATAAGAAGAATTAAAGACTGCTTCACCATCAAAAGGGATAGTTATTCCTATAGCTGTATCTTGTTGTTCATCTATAGGGTTAATTCTTATATATTCTCTTACATTTGCCATTTATTATCTTCCTTTTTTCTTAGATATAGCTTTCATTAAACTACTATAATCTCTTGTAACTGCATTTGCTACTGGTTCTGGCATACCTGTTGTATCCATAGGTAAAGGGGCTCCTGTTGCAAATGGTTGAGCCATATTTACTGGAGCGTGTCCTGATTCTAAATTTGTATTACCTGCTGCTGTTTCGTTTAATAAATCGTTTAATGCACTATTAGATGTAAAATTATGATTTTTTATTGGTTGAGTACCCATAATTTTTTCTCTTAAAGAATTTTTTGCATTTTCAGGCATTGTTTTATTAGGTACTTCAACCATCCTTTCTTTATGTTCTGTGATTGTTGGTTTTAATTCATCACGTAAGTCTTCTTTAAGTGATTTAATTTCTCTACGTAACGCATAATCGATTTCTTCTCTAACTACTTTTCTAATTAGGTTTTCAAAAGTTTTTGCTTTCATGTTTATTTGTTTTGTTTATTATAAATATAATTTTTTTAAGCTCTATAACGTCTATATCCAATTAATTTGAATCCAGCGTTACGAATATGTTCTATATATTCGATTTGATCGTTTTCTTTAAAATCTTCTAAAATACTATCATAATAATCAGCTAATTGATCTGAATATTGAGTAGGATCTATATCATCTAATGCTTTTTCATCTGTCGTTGATAATATACCGTCTTCATATAATTCGTTTATTATTTGATTATTTATACCACTTAGATCTCCTAATAATGGATGATTATTAAAATCTTTTCCAGAAGTAGGTAATAAATCTTCGGGGGTTAAAGGTACTCCTATTTGTGTAGGACCTAACATTATAGGTTCAAAAGGATCAATTCCTGAACTTATATTTACTCCTGAAATTGAAGAATCAAATCCTGAACCATTTGGTCCTCCTGATCCTGGTCTTGTAGGAGTTAGAGGTCTATCTATTACTGGGTTTTGTCCTAAACTAGAATAATCTATATCACCAAATCCTGGGAAATTTATTCCTGCTAAAAATTCTTCAGGAGTTTGTGCTTGGTTATTAGGATTAGATAAATCATTTTGTCCCCCTCCAGGACCCGAATTTGCTTTAGAATCTTTTTTTAAAAATAATAAAAATAAAAGTTCTAAAAGCATTTTTAAAAACATTATCCAAGCTCCCATTGCTAATAACATCCCTATAACGGCTAATAATGTTTTAAGTAAATTTTTAACTACATCTATTATGTCTTTTAAAAACTTACCTACATTATTTAATGTTTGTTTTAAATTTTTAGCAAATCCTTCTGCTTTGTCTCTTGCTTCTCTTGTTTTTTGACTTACTTCACTATTAGCTTTATTACCAGGACCTGGATGACTAGGCATTGTAGGTTTCATAGTATCTGTTGATGCTTTAGCTGAATCTGCCGCTGTTTTTAATGTTGTTTTTATTCCTTCTAATGCTTTTCCAGTTTCTATTATTTTTGTTCCCCCTTTTAATCCATCCTTATTTTTTTCTTTTAATTGATCTTGTTTTTCTTTTATTTTATCCGTTTTTTCTTTTGCATTATCTAATTGTGCTTTAAAGTATTTATAAGCTGCTACTCGAGCCATTATACCTCCTAAGGGACTATTAGTTAATGCTTCAGTTGCTTGTCCTACTACATTTGCTGTTGCTCCTGCTACTGCTCCTGATACTAAATTTTGAGCTTGACCTTGTGCTTTTCCTACTAAATCATTAGCAAAACCTGCTGCTTCTCCCTTTACTTTATCTTTTATTTCTTTTGCCTTTTCATTTCTTTTTTGTCTTCTTTCTCTTTTAGCTTCCTCTTCTTTTATTTGTTCTTCTGTAAGTCCCTCAGGATTAATTGGAGGTTCTACTTTTAATTCTGATTCATTAAATTTTACTTTTTTATCTCCTGCTAAATTAGGTAATGTAAAATCAGGTTGAGGAATACCTAAAACAGTTAGGGGGTCATCAATTTTAAATTCTCCTTGAAATTGTTGTGGAATTTGAGCACCTTGGGCAAATACACTTTTTAATGTTTCAGGATTTGGAACAGTTCCTTTTAATTCTGCTATTGCTGGTGCTTCTGGTATTTTACCCCCAGGCATTAAATTTTTAACCCCTTTAATATCCGTTGATACTTTTTCTTCTATTTTAGATAATACATTAAATGCCATAGTTATCTTTTTATAAATACGTGTTGACTTTTTATTTCTCTTATCATTTGTCTTAACTCACCTACACTATCTACTACTGGTTTACCTTCACCATCAAAATCTTTTCTCATAATTTCAAAAGTATCTCCTACTGGTGATGTAAATCCTCCTCTATCTCCAATATGTCTATACTCACTACTTAATTTATCTAACATTGATTTTAATAAATTTAATAGTTTATCTAGAAAATCTTGATTTTTATTACCTAATACTGCTGGTTCTACTGGATATTCTTTTTTATTATCCATTCCTATAAATATATTAGGTGAATTTAATACTATATAAGATTTATCTTCATTACTTGATGTATTAAAATGTATGCTTCCTTTAGTACTAAAACCTAAAAAATTATAAGAAAATAAATGTATATCTCCCCCCTCATATTCTTGTCCTTCTTCTTTTAATTGTTTTCTAGCATTAAAAATTAACCTATCAGCATTGATAATAACTTGTTTTCCTTGATAATCTTTTGGAAAAACGGGAGTAAGAATAGGATTTTTTCCTTCTTTAGTTTCTTTACTCCATTTATCATTAATTGTTTTTTTTTCTTCTATTGCCATATTATATTTATTTACCTGGACCTACTCCTCCATTTAAAACTGATTCTTTAAATATTTCACTATCCATTTGACTTATTGCTATTTTAGCTTCATTTAAAAGTTCTTCAAAAGTACCTGATGATTTACCTCCAAAATATACATCACCTTGTGAGTGTTTTGCAATTACCTGTTTTCTAGGTCCTATTTTTTTACCATACCAAAATATTACTCTTTTTTCACCATCTGATAATGTTAACATAGTTTGGTAGGGATTATATTCCATATCAAATCCTTCACTACTTAATTGTTCTAATTGTGAAGGTCCTGGTGATGATGATAATTTAAATTGTGGAGATGGTTTTATCTTTTCCCAAGAATTACAAATCCATCTTTGATGTTCTCTATATTTTTTACCTCTTATAGATGCCCCCCATTTATTACAATGACCTCCTTCTTGATATTGTGAAACTTGTTCGTAAAATTGACAAGTACCACAATGGTTTTGACGATAACCATCATAAGCACCATTTTCTTTAGATGCTAACCTATAATTAGAGGGTAATGATGATGGGATTTTTTCTGGTTCTTGTCCTGTACGAATAGGAGCATAAAATCTTTCTTTTGGTTCTTCATCAATAAATGCCTCTTCTTCAGTTATTGTTTTATTTTCTTCTAAACTTCCTGTTTGCTGAGCATCATAATCTATAATTTCATCTTCTGAAGATGTTTCTGTTGATTCTTGTGATGTTCCAGTTGATTCTGAATCCTCAGTTGTATCTTCTGTCTCTGTATTTTCTATCTCTACTTCTTCTGCTGTAGTAAATCCAGCTGGATCTGTGATTGCATCTTCTGCTTCTTCTTGGTCTGATTTAGATATAGTAACATTAATACCAAAAGAGCCAAATTCATCTGATGCTACTAAAAAATTTTCTATTTTTTGATTACTAGCTAAATAAATAGATGAAGGATCTAAATTTATATCTTCTAAAGTATGTACCCATCCTTCTTCATTTGCATCTACTCTTTGTCCATTTCTTATAATAGTAATAGGATCACTATTTTCTCCACGAGCTCCATTTGACCATGGATTTTTTAAATCTTCAGGAATAATATCACTTCTTGAGGTACTACCAAATCTTATTGAATTACCAAATCTACCTTCTAATATAGTATCTCCCTCATAAGGTAATAAAGATTTTATATTTGCTATTTCATTAAAATAATCTCCTAAAGGAATATCAGTTTCTTCATCTTCAGATAATCTTCTAATAATACCTGCTTTTTTATATTCTCCTAATTTTGTATATTCTTTTTGGGCAAAATTTCTTGGATTAGGAAAAATATTATGATGAGGATGATTCCATATACCTAAAGGAGGTAAATAATAATTTTGCATTGCTCCTTTATTAGATTTTATAGCATCCTTACTAGTAGCTGTAATTATTAATATTACTTCATTTAATAATGGGTATTGTTTTTGAAAGAAAAATAATGGTTTTGCAAAACCATCTACTGCTGGTACTTCTCTTCTTTCATGATGACCTGTTTTTGGGTTATTTTGTATTTTAGTGTAAAAAACAGTTCCAATAGCATCATAACCCCCATACTGTTTAGCTAGCTCTGTTGTTGGATCTATTATAACTTCTTTTACTTTAGCTACAATGATACCTCCTTTAAAAGCTTTGCTACCTCCTAAATTACTATTTAAACTTGATTGAGTATTAGTTGCCATTATTTTCTTTTGGTGCTTCTATTTCTTTTGGTTTTTCAACAGTTTTAGCTATTTCTTCAGCTACATCCATTAATTGATCCATTTCTTCAGCTGTTAATAAACCACCATCTCCTGTTGAAGCAGCACCTGTAGATAAACGTTGTACAATAGCTGCCATTTTTATTAGTTGGTCGTCATTTTTAACACTTATTTCCATATATTCCTTAATTAAAGGAACTACTACAGTAGCGTCACCTAAAGATTGAACTAAAGGTCTTAATTCCGCTATTAAAGATGCAAGTTGTTTTGCTTTTTTCTTTTGATTACCGTGAATTTCTTTTAATAAATCTCCGAAGGATTTATCGTCAAAAAGTATTTGATTTAATGAATCCATATTGTTTTATTATAAATATGGAAAGATTTAGACTTTTATATATCCTTTTTCAATATATTCATTATAAAGAATTTTATAATGTTTTTTTAAGATTTTAGTAACTTTAGTAATTACGGGAGTTTCTACATCAGTCATTTCACGGATATAAATATATAAAGCTTTTTTATTAAATATTTCTAAATTTTCTCTCCGTTTAAAAAGTGTAATTATTGCATCTGCTACTCTTTGGTCTGCTGGTTTTTTAAAAGTAGTAAATAAATGTTTTTCCCAATATTCTACAAATTGATCTATAAAATCTTTTACTTCTCTTTTTGTTTCTTCTCTATCATGAGAATATTGAGTAATAGGATCATCATCTACTGCTGAGGGGTCTGCTTTTTGTTTTTTCTTTTTATAATTGTTATTATTATATAAAATAAGGTAATTTTTTCCTACAATTGAAAAATAACTAAAGGCTTTTGAACCTCTATCAGGTTTAAAATAATCTAATTTTTCTAAAAGAAAACAAATTACTTCATGTTTTAAATCTTCTAAATCATCTACTTCTGTATAATAAAATTTAAATGTATGAATAAGATTTTCGGCTAATTTATAAAAGGGATAATGTATTCTTTGAGCAAATATATTATCTCTATCATCTTGGTTTGATGTAGCTAAATATTCTTTTATGGCTGCGTCTGTGTCGGGTGTAAAATATTGTTTTTTTGTTCTTTTTCTTCCTCGTTTTTTAGGTTGTGGCTCAAGAGAACCAGTGATTACTGGTTCTGGAGGAGGAGTAGGGGCATACTTAAGTTTGTTTGACATGTGGTTTTTACTAATTTTTATTTGAGGGTAAACTCGTTTAAAGCTTCTTGTATTTTTTGTACTTCTTTAAAGAAAAAACCTATTTCATCATCGGCATAAAATACATTTTTATCGTCTAATTGTTTTAATCTTTGATCACAAGCATTAATAGCTTCACTTTGTTTTGAAATAAAATCT